GTGGTACAGGCGGTAATGTCGTATCGCTTCAACATTGACCAGAATAAATTAACGGTAACTGGTGGAAACATGGAAATATACATCCATAATACCATTGATATCGTTGGTGATTTTACCAAAAGCATTTTGGTACCAAAGGAATTGATATTTAATTTGGTTAGGGACTTGGAAGATCCACTACTGGAATTTACTATTACGTCTACAAGTCTTGATAAGATGGAGGTGCTTAAACTAACGTTGACAGCTCAGGATAAAAACTACAACATCCCTGTGGAAGCGGGTGAAGATTATCCTGGACTAAACATCGACAACACCCTCGTTTTTGGAGTAAAATCTGCTGACGTGGTTAGAGGCATAGATAAAACTATATTCGCTTGTGCGGGAGAAGATGTTATTAGAAAAGCCTTTTCATCGGTTTGCCTCACCCTTTCATCTGGCAAAGCATTATATGTTTCCTGCAACCTAAATGTACTTAGCGTACAACAAGTTGGTGCAACCGATGAATTGGAAAAGTGCGAACTGCTAATTCCAAAAAACACTGCCAACATTTTAAAAGATATGCCTGCTGATGAGGATATGGAAATATCCGTTGGAAAAAATGCTGTAAGTTTTAAACTTTATGACGGTCTAGAATTCGAATCCGTACTGCTTGATGATAAGTTTCCAGATTATAAGGCGATTACCCCAGCTAAGAACGACAAGCACGTCGAGATCGATAGATTACAGCTCATTTCAGCAATAAAAAGAGTGCTGATATTCAGTAACGCTATAAGCAACAGTGTAGCAATGCGTTTTAGCCAAGGAGCTGTAGAGGTATTGATCAACAATCCAGATAGCGGTAATGCCATTGAAAAATTGCCGGCAACATTCACCGGCAGTCCAATTACCGTTGGTTTTAACGGAAAGAATCTACTCACGGCGGTATCTAAAATTGATAGTGACGTTGTGTTTGGTGAATTCAGTGAACCGGACAGAGCTTTTATACTTCATGATGGTAGTATGAATGCTGCGGACAAGGAAAACTACATGCTCGTAATGCCAGTGATTTTACATGACAAGTTAGCGCAGGTGTCGTAAATGGCAAGTGGTGTAAAAACAGTCTGGACGGATGAAATGGATAGTTTCCTAAAAGATAATTATACGGTAATGACCAACCGAAAATTGGCTGATGCACTTGGTCTGACATTAACGATAACTAAAATGAGGTTATACCATTTGGGATTAAAACGCATGGAGATGGAATACTTCACCTCAGAGCAGTTAGAGTATTTGGTCAACAACTACCAGACCACCGGTAATGTTAGAATGGCAAATTATCTAAATGAACACCATCCTAAAAACAAACCCTGGACAGAAAACCACATCGTCAAAAAGCTAGGATATCTCGGACTAAAGCGAACAAAGGCAGAGCAAGACAAGATAAACAGTTTTGAAAGCAGTCCAGGTGGATTAAGATATACCATAGATAAAAACTCAAGCTCTGTAAACCTGCATCCATCATGGGTTGCCAACCAAATAGCCTGGAGAAACAAACCGATGCAAAAAGAGATACTTGCAAACCATCCAGAACTGGTAAAAGCCAAGAGACAACAAATATTGATTAACAGACGAATTAAAGCATATGGCGCAAAATAAACTATCAGACCTAAATAATCACCTATTTGCACAATTGGAGCGATTAGGGGATGAAAACATTAAAGGCGAAGAAATGGACGCCGAGATAAAAAAAGCAAAGGCAATAAGCTCAATTTCAAGCCAGATTATCAAATCAGCCTCGATAACCTTACAGGCGGCTAAAATGGTAAGTCAAGGCGATTTTACCGAAGATACCAGGACACAAGTGCAAAATAATTTATTAACGTAACCACCAAACCAAATGGCCAGACCTACCAAAAACAACGCAGAGTACTTTAGCCATGATGCAGGTATGCGGAATGATCCTAAGATACGGGCTTTAAGGAAGCGATTTCCAGCGAGCTGCGGAGCTTGTGGATATAGCATCTACAACATGCTTTTAGAAGTGCTTACGGATGCTGAATTTTTTACCATAGAAGTTGATGAAGTACAGTTGGAACTATTGGCCGGAGACTTCGATACCGATGCCGAAATGTTGTCGAAAATCATCGACTTCTGTATTAAAATCAAGCTGTTTTCTCAAAAAAATACGACAATTAGTTCCTGTGGCTTAAACAAGCGTTTACAGGGGGTTATCGACAAGAGAAACCGTTCAAAAGAGAAGTTTGAGAAACAGAAAAGCGAAAAATTAAATGTTTCTGTGGTAGAAACTACACAAAGTAAAGTAAAGTATAGTAAAGTAAAAGAAAGTAAAGATAATTATATTCATAATTATCCTACTACTACTGCTAACGCAGTTGTTGTTGACGTGGCTGCGGTTGAAGATTTTTCAAAAAAAAATGAAACGGAAATTATCCAGGAAAACTTGCCGGTCGAGATTGAAAAAGAGACTGGTTTGCCGCCCGAATTTCCAGAAGAAGAATTTGCCGCCGCCTGGGACGGTCTACAGAGTTCCGGGGTGATGACGATGATCCGGATGCAGCACGAGAAGGATACTCCGACGCTGGAGAAATTTTTCCGAGTCTTTTACGAACAGAAGTTTTTCGGCAATGAAATGCGGCAATACAGGGACAAAACGCAATTCTACAAAAATTTTTACTACTGGATTCCCAAGTACAAACTCTCACTAAAGCAAAACACACCAACAGATTTCAAAAATGGAAACAAGATCAAACCAGGCATTACCCATAGCCCAGCATACAGGACAAATTTCTAGCGTAAAGGCAGACTACAGCCACATACAGCTGACCGATGAAGAGATTGCTGCGGCAATACATGCAGCAAAAGCGAAAAAGGATGCCGAGCTTCGAATGGAGCAGTACAAGCGGAGGCTTTTTGAAAAACCTGTTTACCAACAGCTGACATACGACGAACTGGATGCCATGGTACGGGAAAAGTACAGCATTGTGGATGTTTCCGATGCCGATTTCGCAACTAGGTCACTTGAGTTCAGAAAAAACGGAATCACGCCATTTATCCTGGACGACAACAACCGTACAATCTACGAGCAGTTGTGCCAATATTTCACCAATGACGAGGCTTTCGAACTATCGGGAGAGTACAAGCTCAGCAAGGGCATTTTGTTGCGTGGTCCGATCGGTTGCGGGAAGACAAGCCTTATGCAGATGTTCAAGGTAAATTCATTTCGTCCGTTTGAGGTGTTTTCCTGCCGTGTGATTGCAGATAACTACTCAAAGAATGGTCCTGATGCACTCTATCATTTTTCGAGCTTACAGGCCGCCTATTCGCATCAGAACTTTGGACATAAGGAAATCGGGATATGCTACGACGATCTTGGTACGGAAAGCAGCAAAAAGAACTTCGGCAACGAGGTGAACGTAATGCAGGATATCCTGTACAAGCTCTACGACCAGAAGAACTTCGGATTCTTCCATTGCACTACGAATTTAGGTTCGGACAATATCGAGGAAATCTACGGTGATAGGGTGATATCCAGGATCTACGAGATGTACAATGTGATTTCCTATCCATCAACGGCCAAGGATTGGAGAAAGAGGTAATGGAAGCAAAAATAAACATTATAACCCTGATAATATTCATTGCTGCACTATCAGCTAGGGATTATTGGTTAAGGAGAAAAAGAAATTAAAACCAAAATAAAAATCATGAAAGAACAATTGGGTCACCTGATGGTGGATATCGAAACATTGGGAACAAAGAGCAATTCTGTAATTTGTTCAATGGCAGCTGTAAACTTCTCGCTGGAAACCGGAGAAGTAGGCAGAACATTCTATAGGACTATTGATATCCAATCTTGTTTGGATTTGAATTTAAAAATAGATGGCAGCACGCTGAAATGGTGGCTAACGCAAAATACTATTGCAATATGTGATCTTTTGGAAAACAACATTGAGTTACCTGTTGCTTTAGAGAACTTTTGGAGCTGGTTCAAAAATAATCGCTTAGATGGCGTAAAAGTTTGGGGAAATGGTTCCAGGTTTGACCTTGGTCTGCTCGGCGATGCTCATGTCGCTTGCGGAATGGTACTGCCATGGAAACATAGCGATGAAAGAGATGTTCGAACATTAGTAAGCCTTCGCCCAAAAATTAAAGAATCAATGCATTTTGACGGTGTAAAGCATAATCCTTTGGATGATTGCTTACATCAAATTAAATACTGTTGTGCAACATATAGCGATTTAAAAATCTAAATAAAAACAAATGAACTCAATAATTAAAAGCGGTATCGTGAAAGCAAGAAAAAGCTATACCACAGACGGTGAATCTTATTTTGATTTTGCCTACAACCATAAGACAAAAGAATATGACTTAGAGGAATTTAAGTCTATTGGCATGTCGGAAGAAGAAATCCAAATAGTCCTGGATGCGAAAGCTAAAAACTGGACAATCGATAAAGGTGAGATGTACTACTCCCAAATAGGAAGGTTTGAGGGAAATATCTACCATTTTCAGGCAATTAAAGCAATTCACGACATCTGCGTGAAGTACGACTTATACGAGGAATAACCACATGAAAGAACATTTAAATAAAAACGTGCTTGTAACTACCTCTACTTGGTTCATAGCACCTGACGGTAAGGAGTATAGAGCGGTGTATGGTGAGCTTAAAGCTATACATGAAGCTGGTAGTACATTGGGTTTTATACCAAATCGTTCACACGCAAATTGGTTTATTGAGATAGGTAATATGATCATCATGGGATGTCAGGTAATGTATTTTATCCAAACAGATCACTGTAGTTTCGACAAAGCAAAACATTGGACAACGGATAATAATGGAAAAATAATTGAACAACCAGCGCCATGTAAAATCTATAACGCAAATGAAGAAAGCTGATAGACAAAAGGTATTCGATAAATACGGCGGTCGCTGTGCTTATTGTGGCTGTGAACTCACAAAAGGTTGGCACGTTGATCATTTCAAGCCAATAGTAAGAGATTGGATCAAAGGTGGCTGCGATCGACCAGAAAACAAATGCGAAACCAATTACATGCCGTCCTGCGCCAGCTGCAACATTATGAAAAGCAGCGAAACGTTAGAAGCATTCAGAAACAAGATTGCAGCATTTGTTAATTCGCTAAACCAATACCATACCCAATATAAGTTCGCCAAGCGATACAAATTAGTAACCGAGACAAATATCCCTGTGGTATTCTATTTTGAAACACTAAATCATTAAAGCATGACAAAAGAAGAAAGAATAATAGCTGCTGAGGCGGCTAAAGAAAAAAGCCTAACTCATTTCATGGATGAAGTAGCATTAATTGAGATTAGGGCGGTTTCTCCAAATTATAATTGGACTGATTGGGCAGACTGGCATAGGTATCTATATCCTTCAACTGCTCAATCATTTAAAGCTTTTAGAGAAGCAGCTGAAAGATATGCTAAACACAGGGTAGAACTTGCTATTATCGAGGTAAAAGGCGCAGAAGCCGAAGCGGAGAGTAAGTGGGTTAGTGTACAGGATAGATTGCCTGAGTTATCATTTAACAATAAACAAGCAAGTAGTGATGTATTAGTTTATATACCTTCTAAGGAAAGATTACCGAGTAACGTTTCTATTGGTGGATTAATTCAAGTGGCTTATTATACTAAAGATGGTTGGCACTATGAGTATGGTGAAATTATGCTAGAATCAGATATTAAAAATTTAACACATTGGCAACCTCTACCACAACCACCCCTTAACCAACAATAACGATAATTTAATAATTGAATAAGATGTATAGAGTTATAAAACAACAAGGAAAATTCTATGCTATAGAAATAGATAGCATAGAACAAGATCTAGAAAATATATAAATAGCTATTAATTCATGCGAACCTATAATTTTAGTTAATGATTTATCTGATTTAGAGACAATTGGTATTTATGAAGAAATATAAGTAATCAACTAACCGCCCTATCTATGGCATAAAAAACAACAACTTAAAATTGAGATTATGGCAAAAGAATACATACTATGCGCAAGCATACATTTCGATGATGGAAAAGAGCATGCACATCAGCCTAAAAACATTAAAACTGGTTTTGTAGTGTGCGGACGTAGACACCACAACTGTTATACATCTTTGCAATCTATAGGGAAATCATTAGGGTATGATGATACTTTAATCGTTAAGAAAGGATTGGTTTTAGAAAGCAGAGAGGGGCAAGGTTTTATTACTAACCTAGATAGGCACGTAGACCGTAAAGAAGCTTATTTTATTGCAAAGGAAGCAGGACAATTGCTTCATAATATGCACGACCAATCAAATCCATCTTTAATAAGTGAAGATTTATATTAACCAACCCCATACACCAAATTAAGATAGATATGGAAAATACGTTAGAAAACAAAGCGAAGTTCTTTGCGCTTTACTACGGCCAAAAAGTTCTTTGTATAAGAAAGAATGAAAGCCCTGTTTTATATGTAGGTTTTGACGATTTGCAAAATAATAAAGTTCGTGAAGATGATTACCTAGAACTAGCCCCACTTAGCCAAATAACGGATGAAGATGCTATTGAAGTTTGTAGAATTTTGAAGCCAAACGAAGATTACCACCATGATGCCAAAATGGGCAAGTATTTAATAAGAAGCTTAGATAATATGCTTCATAATTTTTCAAGGTATTTGAAATTAATAAACTTCCTACGCTCAAAAGGCTACTACATCGGTGACGGAACAGAAGTTTTTTTTGGCTGGGCTAAATTAAAGGAGGCAACAAATGAACATTAAACAACACACGCTACAAACTGGAGAAAGGTTATTGCTAGTGCCGGTGCCTATTAATAGTTATGACCATTATATTCATAGGAAAAACTTATTGTTTGACTTAAAAGAATATCCAAATTGCGGCATAATTAGGAATATACCCAAAGGCAACTGGCAGCTAATCGGAATATCTGACGAGATAACCGAGGAACAGGCTGTTAAACTCGGATTTACATCGATAGAAAGCTTCCACTCAGTTTTACAGTCGCTTGGATGTGAAGGTAGATATGCGGTTCTGCTGGAGCATTAAACAAACATACGATCAAGATCAATATGAAAGCAGTTTATAAGTCATTATAAGTTGGTCTTTATTCATGTCTGTTGAAAAATCCGAAATAGCTACAGTCTCACTAAAGTCTTTTTCACCTAATCCATCAATATTATATTTCCAGTGGCAAACAATCACAATAGCACCACCTTCATCTCTTTTTTCTTCGCAATAGAATTTGGACTTTAAAGGTGTTTCGTATTCCTCAATTGTTTTTTTAACGAAGTCAATCAAATGTGCTGTATCAGCGTCGACTAATAATGTATATGGCATATCTAATTTTAAAATATAAAACTATGAAATTTCTCACCCAAAAAGAAAAAAGCTTAATCGCCCTTATTAGCCGTGACAGTTCACTGTCCGAAGCAGAAAGGCAGATCCGTTGCGAAGCAATAAAAAACAACGCAAGGCTGCGGTCAGATGGCTTTAGAAAAAGCGTCAAGATAGCGCTTCACGCCATAGCATCGCACCGTAACGCTAAAATAGCTTCAAATTACATCAAATGAGCATAAAGCCAAAACAAGGCCTCTGTATAGATTGCTGCGATAATGTCAAGAAATACATTACTGCTGGGAGGTGTGTACAAGGCCCTCATTTCCATTATAAGAAGCACAGGCAGGCTTTATACGCTGAACGTGCAAAGAATAAAAAAAAGCGCCAAACGCTGCGGACAGTCGCTGAAAGCGGTATAACTTTGGGACAATGGTTCAATAACCAAATATCAATGATGCCAACAGAATGTGAGAACTGCGGTGCATATCTCAACCCTTATGCTCCATGGTCTGCACGTGCCTATATTGCACATATAGTACCAAAGAGACACATAGAGAGTGTTGTGGTCCATCCGTTGAACAGATTGTTTCTTTGTATAGACTGCCACACCAACTACGATAATTGGCTGAACAAGGATATCATGCAGATGAACTGCTGGCCTATAGCGGTATCCCGTTTTAATAAGTTTAAGCAACTTATTACAGATGATGAGTACAAACATTTACGAGAGTGTTTCAAGGCGTTGATATAACTTATATTTCGTTTAATAAAATAATAGAAACAATAGTCAATTGACTGGTTGAGCAATTGCTTAAATCATACAAAATAGTGCGTTTGCTGCTTGTGTGAGCGTCTTTTTATTAAAAAGGTACTGTGACAGTTCTAAAATTATCCTGCAATACGTTGCGCACCCCGCCGTTTAAGCAGTTAGATAATTTTTAAAATCTGTTATACGATTTGTTATATAACAAAATTTGATTGTTATAAAAATTAGATATATATTGCGTTTCTACTTATTTCAAGGCTGTTTTTGATAAAAATTTCAGCGATATAACAAGCTTAAACAAAAATATAACATGGCTATCGTGTCTCGTAAGGAGTTTGCTGAGATGTGCGGTGATGACGTTAAACAGCTTAACGTTTACATTGCACGTAAAAAGGTAATGCTACATACCGACGGGAAAAATATTGACACTGAAGATGTGATAAACCTGCTTTTTAAGAAACAAAGGCAGGAACATAATAAAGCTAAAAAATCTGAAATTGAATTAGTAAAGCACGTAACAAAAAATCCACGATCAAATATTGATGAAGAAAAGTCTGATGATATCGATGCTGCCATCATTAAAGAAGTTTTCAAAGACGTGGGTGAAAATAGTTCTGCAGGTGGTATGCAGGCTTTACTTTTAAAAAAACTTAGAGGTGATGCCGAATATGCAACAGTAAGGGCTGAGAAAGAGAAAATGCTTTTAGCTAAAACTGCTGGCGAGCTGTTGCCAATACATTTAGCGTTAGATGCTCATAAGATATATATGAGAAGTATTGTAACATCTTTTGAAACAGCCATTGAAAATATTGCAAATAAGTTTTGCCACATAATGGCTAATGGCGATATGGAAATGTACACCCAAATCGTTGAAGCAAGCAGAATTGAACTACACCGGTGCGTTCAGGATGCTGGTGGTGAAACAAATAGAGATATCGAAAATTTGATAAAAGAGTTTACAACCATAAGAAGGAAAGCAGAAAACGTTACAGAAAATGAGTAGTATACTTGATGATCAATTCATAATAGATGAGTGGCTGCTTGCGTATCAGTCGGCGAATGAGGATATTTTTAACTTTAAAATAGTTAAGCCTCAAGTAGTAGAATGGGTTGAAAAAAATCTTTATCTACCCAAAACGAGTAGTCAGTATTCAGGTCCTTTCAGCTATAACATGACGCCATACTGGAAAGAACCGATATCTTATTTGCATTCCAGTAGTCCAGTTAGAACAGTTTCTATCATGAAGTGCGTACAAGGTGGCGCTACTGAGGGTGTAATAATACCAGGGATTGCCTATACAATTTCAGAAGATCCATGCCCGGTACTTTTAACGGCAGGTGATCAGACGTTGGCAAAGGATACCGTCGAAAAAAGAATTGATCCGGTACTACAAGAAAGTAATTTAACCCATCTGCTTAGACCACATGTTGTAAAGAAAACTAACAATAAAAGTGGCGACACTAGTGCGAGTAAAGAATTTTTTGGAGGCTCTTTGTACGCAAGGGGAACACAAAGCGCAACTCCGTTTAGACAATTTCCAGCTAAAAAAGTATTTGCAGATGATTACGATGCAGCCCCCAGAGAGCTGGGTAACGAGGGTTCTGTTAAAGGTTTGATTGAAGGTAGGCAAAACAGTTTTGGAGAAAAAGCTAAAAGCTATTATATTAGTACTCCAACCGTTACAGGCTCTAGCAATATTTATGATCAGTTTCTTTTAGGCACACAAAAAGCATGGAATTGGCCATGTCCTCATTGCGGAAAATATGTTAAAATTGAGTTTAAAATAGAAAAAGAAGATGGTAGTATTGCCGGTATAGTGTGGTTGTTAGATGGTAAAGGTAGGCTCAACGTGAAGTCGGTAGGTTTTATGTGTCCAAATTGCGCAAATATTATTACCGAAAATAAAAAATATGAACTCAATTTAAACGGTATTTGGGTTCCTGGAACAAGCGAACCTATAGAACGTCACCATGAAAGCTTTCATTTCAATGGTTTGTGTTTGCCAGCCGGATTTACAGGATGGGTTAAAATAGTAGAAGAATTTATTTTAGCTAACCCACCTGGACAGCCAGCAGATGTAAAAGCTTTGAGAACTTGGCATAATTTGAGAATGGGCCTACCATTTGCCGAAGTAGGGGAATCTCCACGAGTGAATGAGCTGATGGAAAATACCCGTGAATATTTGCCAGGTATTGTGCCTGATGCCACTTGTGCTAAAGATGGTAACGGAAGTATTATTATGCTGACACTGGCGTGCGACATTAATGGTATTATGGAAAAGGATAACGAAGATGTACGTATCGATTGGGAAATTTTAGCACATTCAAGCAATGGGCCTACCTACTCGGTAGATCACGGATCGATAGGTACGTTTAAACGTTTACGTGATAAATCAAAAGCAGAGCGAGAAAACGATATAGACAGGGATAAATACACGCTTAATCCGGGGATGAAATTTTCCGTATGGCCATTACTTGAGGAAATTATCAAAAGAGAATATCACGTTGAAAGCAATAGCACAGAGACCAGAAGCATAGATATATCGTGTATTGATACTGGATTTGGTGAAAAGTTGGCTATGCAGTTTGTTAAAAACCTTCGTGAAGAAGATATCTTGATTTTTGGTGTTAAAGGTAGGAAAGAAGAAACTTACAGGAAATTGAGTACAGATAAGCCTGCGATATCAAGAAGCAAGGAGCAGCCTAAATTTTTATACAATGTAGAAGTTAACCAAATTAAAGATGATCTCGCTCAAAACATGAAATTGCGAATGGGCGATGACGGTTCTCAGCCTTCTGGGTTTATGAATTACCCACAACCAACAGATGGAAAGTACAATATGAAAAATTACTTTTCACATTATGAAGGCGAACGTAAAAATGAAGTTGTGAAAAATGGTGAAGTTGTAGGGTATGTTTGGGAGAAAAAGAATAATCAAAGCCAAAATCACTTTTGGGATGTGCGTGTTTATAATCTGGCTGCTCCAATGATTTACTTAGATATTGTTAAGCAGGATTCGAGGTACAAAAATTTAACTTGGGAAGATTTTATCATGCTAGTAACTTAATTTTAATTTCATTTTGTGAAATAAAAGAAATAAAATTATATATTAGCATCCGATAGGTTTATATTTGGTTACTCGGTGCGTGCTGTAAGTACGTGCCGGGTTTTTTCCCTACTACCGATGTCAGTTACCGAATGCACAATTACAGAATACTTAACTAGCAAGCAAACGCTAGCTGAACGAATAAGGGCTATTGAAGCGCTTATCGACACTGCCTTGTTATCTATGGCTGATTCCGTAAATGGAGCTGGCTTCAATATCAGTACTTATGAACTTGACGATGGTCAGGTTAAAATCAAAACTGGTTACAGGAGCATAGATGACGTGTCACGTGGTATCGCAGCGCTCGAAACCATGAAAGTGAGATATGAAAATAGGTTGTACGGCCGTAGTGTAGTACTTAGAGATGTAAATTCATTTAGGTAATGGCGTTTTGGGATAGATTTTTTGGTAAACCTAACCTTGAACTGGACCATAGCAATGGTCCAGGTGTTCCAGTTGTTGAGGTTGAACAGCCTACGCATGATACGAAATCATTAGTTGCGGGTGGTGAATACGCTACAAGCGCTATATCTGTAACAAGCTACGTGTTCAATGGCGAAAAATCAGCTGGAGAATTGGGTAATCCAATTGACCTGCTTCCCGACTATCAATCATTACGGCTTCGTGCTTACGAATTTGATCTGACCGCTGATGTGGTTAAGATCATTACCGGTAAATTTATAGAGTGGGTTGTGGCCACTGGATTGAAAATGAGATCTGAGCCAAACGAGGATGTGTTAAACTTCGAAGGTATAAGAGAAAACCTAAAGGATTTCAAAAATAATGTAGAAAGTTACTTTGCACTATGGGCTAGTGATAAATTGTCAGATTATTCGGGGATGATTGACTTTCACGACCATGCAAAAGATGCTTTCAAAACCTCTTTTCTAGGTGGTGACTGTTTGGTGGTTTTACGGGTTGACGACAATTATAACCTTCGTGTGCAGGTGATCGATGGTCAGCATGTTTGTACACCATTATTGAGCAGTGATTTTATCTTAGAAGCGGAAGCGAGAGGTAATAAAATAAAGCATGGTATCGAGATCAATAAAAAGCGGGAGCATGTCGCTTATTACGTGGTTACTGATGGAAACGATCCTTTTAATTCTCATGAAAGGATCGAGGCTAAAAGCAAGGCTACTGGCTTAACGATGGCTTGGATGGTTTATGGAACTAAGCACCGTATTGATCATTTAAGGGGAGTATCTCAATTAACAGCTATACTTGAAAAAGTCAAAAAGATTGATCGTTATACCGAGGCATCTGTGTCAGCTGCTGAGGAACGAGCAAAAATACCATATACCATTGAACACAGCAGGTTCAGTGATGGTGAAAACCCCTTATTGAGCAGAACAAAAGTCCATACAGGCGCAGAAACAGCGGAAAGCAGTTATGCAAAAGGGGAAGCCTTAGCCGGAAACGTAGCCAAGACCACGGGTAAGACTGTCTGGAATATGCCAATTGATAGCAAAATGAAGCCATTGGAAAGTAATTCAGAGATGAACTACGAACCATTTTTTAAAGCTGTTTTTGTTCAATTGTGTGCCAGTGTAAATTTACCTCCAGAAGTTGCTTTGCAGCAGTATAACTCAAACTACTCGGCATCAAGGGCGGCAACCAACGGATTTGCCTTTATTTTAGATATTAAAAGAAACGAATTAGCAAAATCATTCTATCATCCTATATACAAAGTTTGGCTTCACCTCCACATTCTAAAAAACAAAGTTTCAGCGGCCGGATACTTACCAGCTTTCCTGAATAAGAATAAGTACATCACGTCAAGTTATGCAGTTGCCAAATTTGTTGGTAAACGTATACCGCACATAGATCCTAAAAAAGAGGCTGATGCGCTACGTAAAATGATAGGTGATCCAACTAAAGGTGAACTACCACTGATTACGCACGAAGATGCCACCGAACAGTTAGGAAACGGAGACTACTACGAGAACGTTAAGAAATTTAACCAGGAACTGGAAGAAACACCTCAATCAATAAAAGATGCAAGCAATTCCCAAAATAAAAAATAAAAACCTGCTTCATTCCCTGTTGCTTAAGGTTAGGGTTGGCACGGTGGTAAATGCTGGTGGTAATTATTATTATAATACTTCAGGTATAAATTCGGCTGTTACGGATGCCAATAACTGGTTTAAAATTTTTGGAGCAACATCTGGAGCCATAACACCTGTAGATAAAGTCGCCGGAGATATCACCGGTACAGATCCTGACTTTAGTATAGACCTGTCTTCTACGGCGGTGCCAGATTTCCCGGTAATCTTTAAGGTTTACGTAGATATCAATGGTGACGATAATTATTTGCCTGTTGAACCGGTGGTTTATAATCCAGTTAGCAAGTTGTTGTCTGGTCTGAGTAGTCCAGTGGATTTTCCTGATCAGAAAATAAAAATATTTTTTCAATAATTTTTATTTCTAATTATGAAATAAAAGAAATAAAAATATATATTTGTTTTAACGCTTAAAATCAAAGCCAAACACTATCTTATTTAACTGTAAATAAATGAATTATTCTTTAGCAAGAGAGATTTATGGCAGAGAGCCGTGGGCTGTTGATGCATCTACTTTCAGTGCGTTACGCTCTATGCTTAACGACATTAGGAGTGGTGTTCGCTTCCAAGCTAAAGATGATCGAAACAATGCGATTGCTTTAGTTAATGTTACTAATGCAACCAAGATTATCAATCGCACTTGGCAGTTAAGCGAAGATTATCAAGGTGACGACTTGGTTTATGTGATTAATCTAAACGGTGTGATCACAAAAGATGGTGGTGAAAGTACTTATGGCATGACATACTTGGCGGCTCAGATGCAAAATTTTGACTCTGATAGCCGTGTAAAAGGTGGTATAATTGTCGTTGATAGTGGTGGCGGTTCAACTTCTGGTATGGAAGTTATGACACACGCAATAAGCACACTAAAAAAACCTTTGGTTACGCTAATTGAACGTGGTGGTATGGCAGCATCTGCCGCTTATGGTATTAGCGCAGCTACAAACTTCATTATTGCTGAAAGCGAACAATCGGTTGTCGGCAGTATCGGTACTATGGTATCATTTGCTGGAATTCCTAACGGGGAAAGAGATGGTGATAATGCCAAGAATTTTGCCGTTTATGCCACCAAGAGTACGCAAAAGAATAAAATGTGGGAAGAAGCAATCAACAACAATAATGTTGAGTTGATAGTAAAAGAGCTTCTTGATCCAGTAAATGAGAAATTTCTATCAGATGTAAAATCTAGACGTCCGCAAGTGATAGAGTCGCAGTTGGATGGTTCTGTATATAATGCAGGGAAAGTGGTAGGAACGTTGGTGGATCAAATAGGAACATTTGAAGATGCGGTAAATAAGGTGATGGAGTTATCAAAAACAAAACCATCCCCATCAAACAAGCAAAAATTAAAAACAAATAATACAGCTATGACAGCACAAGAGTTAAAATCACAGCATCCAGACGTTTATAACGAAATCTTAGGTGCTGGCGTACAGCAAGGTATTGCGGCAGAGAAGGATCGTGTGGGTACCTGGATGGTCCACGCAAAAACTGATCTGGAAGCGGTGCAAAAAGGTATTGAAGGTGGGGGTAAAATTACTGCTACTGCTAGGGAAAATTTCTTAGCTAAACAAGCTTCTTTGCAACAATTAGAGCTTTTGAATAAAGAGAGCGCTAAAGATATCGATAGCCCTGAAGCTACTGGTAAAAAAGTTGAACTTAGTGAGGCAGATGCCTTCTATAAAGAAGTTTTGGAGGGAATTGACTAATGGATATTACTCAAAGAAATACAACCCGTAACCAGTCTACTGCTGATTACGAGGTTAAAAAAATCTTCATTTTCGATAACAGGTTTACCGAAGGTGTATATAAAAACAACTCAGGATCATCACTTACCTTGAAGCCTGGTATGTTAGCTGTTAGGGACACTGCAGTTGCGGGTGGTTTGCTTCCGGCGACAGCTGATAATTTAGAGGCTGTAATTGGTGTGGTTTCTGTTGATGGCGACTTGGTGTTGGCTAACAATGCTACCGCAAATATTAACATTTGCACTAAAGGTACTGTTGATGGAAATCGTTTGGTTTTACCTGCATCTGTAACACTTAATACCGTTCCTACAGATGCTGCCAAAACCTTGAGAGATATTTTAGAGGGCATCGGTTTGCATATCGATACTTCTGCAGTTGAAATGACAAAATTCGATAATTAAAAGATGGCAATTTCATTAACCCAACACAGAGCTGGTATCACCCAAACGGCAATTGCCAAGTTCTCTGACAGAAGCAAGCCAAAATCAGGATTGCTTTCTTTCTTCAAAAGTACGACTACGACTGCAAAGCAGGTGTCTATTGAAGTTCGTCGTAATGGCCGTAAAATATCGGTCGATGTGCAACGTTGTACGGATCCAGTACGTAATATCTTTTCTAAATCTAGTGAAAAGATTTTCGTACCACCATTCCATAGCGAAAGTTTTGACTTCACCGCTTGTGAGGCCTACAATCGTACATTTGGTTCCGGTAACACACCAAGCAAGTATGATGCTACTAGCATGGTATCAGATGCCGCTGAAAACCTGATGGCTATCGAAGATAAGATCACACGTGCTAAAATCAAGCAGGTTGCTGATGTGTTGCAAACCGGTATTGTTACCATTAAAAATGGCGACAGCATCGACTTCAAACGTAAAGCAGCGTCAATGAAAGTACTATCTGGTGGCGCCAAGTGGGATGCTACTTCAACCGCTGATCCTTTACAGGATTATTATGATGGTGCTGAATTTTTGAGAACTCAAGGCTTATCTTCGGGAACGGCAATCAACGCTATCCATGGAACAGCGGCAATGTCCAACTTGTTGGCAAACCCTAAAGTTCAGGCTTTACTTGATTTAAGAAACATCAAGCGTGGCGACATTGGAATGCCTCAATTTGATGGTGTTACAGGATTGGTTTTTCATGGCCAAATCGCCGCAAAAGATTATGTAATCAATCTTTGGACATTTGTTGATAGCTACGAAGATGCTTCAGGCAATGACGTGAAATACATTGCAACAAACAATGTAATCATGTTACCTGATGATTTCGAAGGTCAATTGGTACACGCTGGAGTACCTGCAGTGGTTAAAGATAGCGAAGGCAATGCTTTAATCGTTCCAAAAGCTGGAGAAATTGTGGTTCATGATGTTGTCGATCAGGTGAAACGAACTTGGGAGTTGCTTGCTGAAAGCGCACCATTGGCTATTCCAGTTTCAATTGATAGAATTTACACTATTCAAACTGCATAATCATGGCAAAAAAATATATGGTTGTACCTATTGCGCTGTTAGGAGCTAACGGCGCAATCCTAAACCACGGTGCAGTGGTTACCAAAGAAGAGTTAACTGGTTCTGTTGAAACTCTGTTGGAAGAAGGTTTCATTGTTGAACATAAAGAAAGTAAAGCGGACAAAGATGCTGCTGAAGCTAAAGCCAAGGAGGAAGCTGACAAAGCTGCTTCGGAAAACAAAGATGTTAAAGGTCCTTTAGATAAACTAAAAGACAATAACAAAAAATAGTGATAGGGAAACTTTTACAGCAAGCTAGAATAGATGCTCGGAAGATGGCAACCGCTGGCGGTTTTGAAGATGATATCATTTTAAAAACCAAGGATGGAAGCATCGAGCTTGCTGTAAAAGGACTTACCACTTCTCACACCCAACAATACGACACAGAAGGTAATCCGGTTAACTCGAAGAGTGAACATATTACGGTTTCTGAACTTGATTTGATTGAGGGCGAATTTCCCTACAAAAGTACTAAGGGAAGTCCAAATTTAAACGGTTGCAAGGTTGTCAAAAAAGATAATACTGGTGAAACAAAAAACCATGTAATCAAAGAAACCATGCCAAATAAAACCACAGGATTAATTGTCTGCATTTTAGGAGATGCTTAAATGTCGCTTACCGCATTAATACATACGGCAATAGGCCAGCAAGGATTTGAAAAGGTAAAAGATCGCATCGCCGAAATTTTATTAGTTGAGTTGACTAATCAAAAACAACTCCAAGAATTTGAAGAAGATATAGAGGTGTTCAACGAGCGAATTGCGCCGATGGATGAAGCGGAAACCCTCTATTTTAACATACTACTGGATAGCGGAAGCTACAGCAACAAAAACCAGTTAGACCAGGAAGGCAACACGATTTACTTTATTGATGTATACACCAGTGGTAAAGCTGGGGAGCAGGTAGGAACATCAGATAGCACGCAACGTAGGGATAAATTTTTAGGTATGGTGCGATATATTCTGAGTGATACCCGTTACAACATGCTCGGATTCGATTATGGGTTGATAGCAGGTAGCCAGGTGGAACGATTTTCTACCCTAGATCCTTCACATAAAGAAGATAGTTCCTACACCAATTTTGGACGGCTTCAGTTTTCCGTAAGAATAGTGGAAAATCAAACCTTGTGGGACGGTGTGGAAGTGGTAGGTAACAACACAAATGTAAAGCTTGACCTCACCGACAAGGGTTTTAAATACATATTTCAAAAAGATTAATTTTTATAAAATATGAGCATTTCAACGGCCATAGGCACCGAAAGACGAAGCAGGGTTTCGGGTTACAAAATTAAAAAGGGCAATTTCGATAACGAAACGCCAAACCTGCCACAACAGGTGGTGATATTGGCCGAAGCTAACAGTGCTAACCAATCGGCAATTACCACTGAAAAGAGAGAGGTTACCTCTGCTGATGAGGCTGGCCGCATTTATGGCTATGGTTCTCCAATCCACCAGATCATGCGTATTTTACGCCCACAGTCCGGAGATGGTATCGGTGGTATTCCCACCATCGTAATGCCACAACTTGAAGATGAGGATGCTACAGCCACTGAGATCGAATGGACTATTACGGGGACTGCAACCAAAAGCGTAACCCACAATTTGGTAATTGCTGGTCGTGGCTCGTTAGATTTTAAATCTTATGCTTTTAATGTTGTTGTTGGTGATACGCCTACAATTATTGCAGGCAAAATTAAAGATACCATCAATGCGGTTTTAGGTTGTCCATTTACAGCAGCAAATACTGCAGGTGTTTTGACCGCTACTTCAAAATGGAAAAGTGCAACAGCTGCCGATCTGACTTTGCAGATACAAAATAATGGTGACGCCGGAGGTGTAACATACGCTTTGACTGAAACTACCGCTGGAACTGGCGTTGCTGATATTGCAGATGCGCTGGCTCAGTTTGAAAATCCATGGTATACTACGGTGATCAATAGCTATGGAGTAGCAAAATTAGCAGATTTGGAAGCTTTTAATGGCTTTCCTGATGATGAAACGCCAACTGGGCGTTATGAAGGTCGGGTGTTCAAGCCTTTTATGGCCTTCTTTGGCAGTACACTGTCGTCAAAAGATGCGCTAATTGCTATTACCAATAACGCTGCAAGGGTAAATCAATGTACCAACGTGCTTTGTCCCGCTCCTGATAGTGCCGGTATGCCATACGAAGCTGCTTCTAACGTGGTGCGTTTGTTCTGCCGTGTGATGCAAGATTCGCCTGAACTTGATGTGAACGGAAAATCATATCCTGATATGCCAGTTCCCGCTAATGGTGTTATTGGCGATATGGCAGATTACAATAATCGTGACCTATTGTTAAAAAATGGTTGTTCTACGGTTATTTTGGCACAAGGCGCTTACCAAATCCAAGATCTTGTTACAACTTATCACCCAGAAGGAGAAGATCCGTTGCAGTACAGCTACTGCCGAAACCTCAACTTAGACTGGAATGTGAAGGATGGTTACAGTATTTTGGAAAATTTGAACGTAAAAGACCATGTGTTGGTTCGTGACAATCAGACAACCAATGTGCCAAAAGCGATCAAGCCTAAAGAATGGAAAGGATTGTTGTTCCAATACTTTGATGATCTGGCAGCTAAAGCGTTGATCAACGATGCTGATTTCAGTAAGGCTTCATTAAACGTACAGATTTCAACGGTAAATCCTAACCGCTTTGAAACGTTCTTCCGCTACCGTAGAACAGGCATTGCCCGTATCGAAAGTACTGATGTGGAGGCTGGATTTTAATTAACTGATTTAAGAATTTTAATATAATAAGAAAATGGGTTTTATAGGTGGTGACGTAATTGAGGTAGTTTGCAAGCATCCCGAGCTTGGCGACTTCAGATTTTTCCCAAAAGCTAACGAAGCATTTACGCTTGATCCTGGAGGCTTCAGATCTAACGATGATGCAAGCGCCATTACCGGCAGCGGTGAAATGATTGACCAAATTAACCGTGTGCGCTGGAGCTTGGAAGGGCCAATCGCAGTTGATTTGGTAGGCACCAACGAAATGGAGGGTTTGCCAGCACTGGCAGCTCATCCGCTACCTGGCGTTTGGACAATGACACATATCAGCGGCCGTATTTCCAAAGGTACAGGTAAGCCGGTAGGGGATTTGCAACAAGACACCAATGCTGCAACCATGACACTAAAAGTTAGCGGTGGCGGTAAACTAGAGAAAATTTAATTATTCAAACTTAAGAGCCACTTCGGTGGCTTTTTTTAACTAACAAAAAATGGACAAGTATAAAGTATCAGAAGATGTAGCAGTACAGGAAGTACTCGAATTTGTAAGCAAGTTTAACCGAAAAGTTAAGGACACCGATAAGGTGTTGGATCTCTATCCAGACGTTGTTGAAGCCGTTAGACTTGGTAATTTTGATTTGACTTCTAGAGAACAACCTCAGCTAAAATTGATTGATCCCATAAAAAACACAGATGGTGATGTTGTGCTAGAAACGGTTAGTTTTAGAACTAGAATGAAACCAAGCGATCACAGAAGAGTTTCCAAAGGGATTGATGTTGCTAAGGAACAATTGGTATTTGGTCATAGATGCGTAGCGTTTGTTATAGATCAGGAAGTTGCAATGTTAGATAAATTTAGCAAGGACGACTACAGTGTAATAGATCAATTCTCTTCGCTTTTTATCTAGGCTGGTGTAGTACCATTGACAATGTTCTGGTAACACTGTCAAGAAACTTTGATTGGGCCAGCCCACAAGTCTTAGAAGATTTATTTATTGATGATCTCGATAACTTTGGTCTGCTATACTGGTATGAAGATGTCAGCCAGCAGCATAAGGAAATGGAGGCAAAATACGGAAAGAAATAATGCCAGCATCAGCAGCTATGAGTGTAGCCACAAAATTTACCGCTATTGATAGGGTAAGTGATATTGTTAAACGAATGACACGTAACGTGCGTTCGTTTGGTAGTGCTACAAGTTCCATAATCTCAAGAAGCAATAAATGGTTTAACAAGCTTACCCCATCTATCAGCGAAGCCGGAAGGCAAATGCTTGATTATGCGAAGTCTGCTGCGGTTGCCGGTGGAATTATTGCCGGGATTTCGTTTTCCGCAAAAGCGGTTGTAGATTACGAAAAGGCAACAGCATCCTTTCGAACGATTGTATCGGACCTTACTAATAAAGATTTTGCTAAATACAAGGCGGAGGTAGGCAATATTGCTAAGGCTACCGGTGCAAGCAGTATCGAGGTTGTGCAATCCTTTGAAAAAATTGCAGGATTAAATGCAAAATTTGCTGAAACGGCCTCTGGTATTGGCGCTGTCTCTAAGGCTGCAGTTATATTGTCAAGAGCTAGTGGTGATGAGCTTGGAACAAGCGCTGAAAATCTGGTAGGCATCATGAACCAATTCAGTTTGGGTGCTGATCAAGCAAATAGAACAATAAATGTATTGGCTGCTGGTCAAGCTGTAGGTGCCGCATCTATATCTCAAACATCTGAGGCTTTTAAAAACTTTGGTTCTGTAGCCAGTAGCGCAAATATGACTATGGAGCAATCTGTTGGTTTGATTCAAACGGTTGCAAAATTTTCAATATTTGGAGCAGAAGCAGGTACTAAACTTAGGGGTGTTACACTTAAACTTCAAGAAGCACAAGCTGGTTATGGAAGTGGACAATTCAAAATAAGTGATGCACTAGCAGATGTCAATAGAAAATTAAAGACTTTAACGTCGGCAAAAGCTAAAGATGCTTTGATGAGTAAGGTGTTTGGTGCTGAAAATGTTTCGGTTGGAAGAATACTTTTAAGCAATGTACCTTTGTTTGAGTCATTCACGAAAGGTGTTACAGGTACTAGTGAAGCAGCTAAGGCCGCTGGTATTAACAATGAAACATTATCGCAAAAACTATCTGATTTACAAAGTAAGTGGGTGACTTTGGTAACAACATCTGATCAAGCCGGTTCAAGCTTAACTGGCGCAAAAAACGCCATTGGGTTTTTAATAGACAATATGGAGCGGATAATAGATGTTGGTAGTAAGGTGCTATTGTTTTTTGGTGTTTGGAAAGGTTTGATTTGGGCTAACACGATGTTAACTTGGGGATACAATGTTGCAATCGGAGTAATGGGGGCGCTTTCCAAAACAGCTTCAGTTGGTATAGGGCAAAGCAATATTGCTTTAAAGGCCTACCAGGTGACTAGTAAGTTAGCTGCTGGAGCTCAGTGGCTATGGAACGCCGCTATGAACGCTAATCCAATAGGCCTAATTATTACAGGTGTTGCGTTATTGATAGGATTAATAGTTGTAGTGGTAAAGAAATGGGATGAGTGGGGCGCAGCTTTGTCAATATTCATGGGGCCGTTAGGTTTTGTAATCAGCTTGATTCAATCATTTAGGCGAAACTGGGATATGATTACCAAGGCATTTAAAGAAGGTGGTGTACTGGCTGGGCTGAAAGCAATAGGCAAAACTATTTTGGATGCGGTGTTGCAGCCGTTCCAACAACTGTTGTCAATAATTGCAAAAGTTACAGGTTTTAAATGGGCTGAAAATGCAGCTGCTGGATTGAATAAGTTTAGGGCTGAAATGGGCGTGAATATGGAAGCTAAACCTGCACTTGGTACCCCACAGCAGAAAGCTGAGGAATTGAAGTCACAAAATCCACAAACGAATACCTTGAATGTGAATTTCAATGATCCGAATAAACGTGTTAAATCTACCGAAATGAAAGGTCCGTTACCTATTCCTGTTAAGGTTTCAAATACTTGGAACGGTAGGTAAATTTCACTAAATGAAATTAAAGAAATAAAAAATTTAATCGTATGTTTGATACCAAGGATGTTCTGATTTATGAAAGTGGTAACGGGGGAGATATCTCTATAAGCGGAAATGATATCGCACTAACAGAACAGCTGTTTCAGCAAATTTATTTGAGGCTTTTTGGCGGCAATGTTGAAGCAGTAACCAAAGGTAATGAACCAGCTGGAGAAGTAAGAAATGATTGGTGGGGAAACTCGCTTTTCTTTTCCCAGGATCAAGGTAAACAGTTTAATTCCGTTACAGAAAAAACACTGAACGAAACAGCCTTGAACAGTGCCGGAAGGTTGAAGATTTTAACCGCTGTTGAACGTGACCTTTCAGGGATGGAGCAGTGGGCAAGTACGACGGTTGACGTGTTGATTGCTAGCGCTAACAAGGTTGTGATTGTAGTGCAACTTAGTCAGCCAAACCAAACTACCAGTACACTAAACATTATTTGGGATAGCCTTAAAAAGCAAGTGGTATTAGAATACAATATTTAGATGAAACCCATACCTTCTTTAGTTGAGCTGCAAAACAGATTGAGCGCTGATATCCAGGCAAAGCTGGGTATTGTTGACGTTGGTATGAAGCAGGTGATTGACGCCATGTCGGCCACATTGGCTGGCGAACTCAAGTTGGCCTATCTTTATTTGCAGGATATCCAAAACAACACCTTTCCGGATACCGCTGATCTATCTGTGGATGGCGGCGAACTTAACCGTATCGGACAGATCCAACTTAACAGGCAACCTAGACCGGCAACAAGTGGCATTTACTTGGTTTCGGTAAATGGCGTAGCTGGCAGTGTGCTTAGTGCCGGCTTGACATTCAAAAGCAATAGCGATAGTAAAAGCCCTGGCAATTTATACATTCTGGAGCAAGATTATATTTTAACGGGTACAGACGATGAGATTACCTTGCGGAGTTTGGAAGCTGGCCCATCGTATGCCTTAGAAGCAACTAATACTTTCACTGCTACCGAGCCGCTTATTGGTGTTGATCAGATTGCAACGATTGTGAGTGTAACAACCGCACCAACTGCTGCAGAAAGCACCGAACTTTACCGAAAAAACATTATTGATGCTATACAGTTAGAGCCTCAAGGTGGAAGCCGTACAGACTACCGGTTGTGGGCAGCTGATGCCCAGGGGGTTGAAAGGGTTTTTCCGTATGTGAAGGTTGGTGAAGCAGGTACGATGCAGATATTTGTCGAAGCTACTGTTAGCGATAGTATCGACAGTAATGGTACGCCTAGCAATGCCATCATTGATGCTGTGGAGGATGTAATTTTATTTGATCCGGACATTACGCTTCAAACAAATCAGCGTGGTCGCTTACCAGCAACCGTTGTACTTGAAGTTTTGCCAGTTGTCACGAGGCCAGTTGATGTACAGATCATCGGATTGCAGACGGACACTGCTGCTGTAAGAGCGGCAATTAGGACTAATTTAATTGACTTTCTATTTAACGTACGGCCATACATTGCGGGGGCTGACTTGCCACGTGACAAGAATGATATTTTAACTGCCGTGAAAGCGCAAGCCGTGGTAAGTGATACCGTTGGTAACGCCAACACTTTTACAGATTTTAAAATATTTGTAGACGGTGTTGAAGTAAATCTATACACCTTCTCTTTTGGCAATATCCCTTACCTACGTAATGTAACTTATAGCTAATGTATCAGGTAAGTAATAATAGCACCCAGCATGGACTGAAAACCCCTCACGGTTTTAGAACACCTCACCGTTTTCCTGTAAAGTCTGGAACGAAGGAAGAGCTGATGGCCTTAGCCAACCAGTTGTACCCTACGGGTAGGGTTTGGAACTTATCGGAGCAAAGCAAGTTTAATGCATTACATGCGGCAATCAATCTTAGTATTCTGCGGTTGACTGCTGACGCTTATTCGTTGATTGATGGATCCTTTCCGGATAACAATAATTTTACTGTTGACGATGCTACATTATGGGAATATAGGTTAGGACTTTTGGCAGGTACTTTGACTTTGGAGCAAAGAAAAGCCAATATCTTAAGAAAGATGGCTTTCCCGCAGAATGTCAAAGCTAGGCAAAGCGTGCCGTACATTGAAAGCCAGTTGCAGCAATCTGGGTTTAACGTTAGGCTGTACGAAAACATATTCTACGATGTTGACGGTAACCTGTACCGCAAAGAGCCTGCTGATATTTTAAGCTTGCAAACGGGTACGGTGCAGCATGGTGGTTCAACTCAACATGGAGCAGGTGCGCAACATGGCGGTGGAAACACTGAGGTCGTAGCAAATGAGGCATTTGAAGAAAACTACAATATTGGAGGTGCTGATAATTTATATGCAACCTTTTTTATCGCCGGCAATCAGCTCAGCGAAATAGCAACGGTAGAAAAGAGCCGTGAAAGAGAGTTTAGGGAATTGATTTTGAAACTGAAACCTGCGCATACTGTAGCGTTTCTTTTTGTTAACTACATATAGCTATGGCTACTAATAAGAAATTTGCCACAAATATTGATCTTGCTGATCCTACAAACTATCCGGACGGCAGGATCAAGGATAATACAGGTGTTGGTGACGGCACACCCGTTAATAGACTTCTTTATTCTGATCTGCACGAATATTTTGCCAAGCTAATGCGACTGGCAAATATTGCCTATAACGGGTTGCCAGATAATGAGGCAAACGGTTATCAATTGGTGGCAGCGGCAATTGCCTTGGCTGGTAAGAATGATTTTCTCTATAACTTAAACAATGTTTCTGGAGTAGTAACTATCGATACCGATTTGTCTATCGTCAAATCGGGGGAAATATTGACGGCTAAAGCAGCATTCAATTTTTCGGCACAAACACTGATCAAAGGAACGGCAGCAACCACCTATGGGATAACTGTGACAAGCGATTTCAAATCTGATGATTACGTAATGATCATCAAATCAGGTTTAAATTTTACCTTAGTACGCTTGGCAGATGGAAATAATGTAGATGCCCTGGTAGCTGAATACAATTATTTAAAGGCCGCAACTACGGCTGAGGAATTCGCTGGAACTAGCACAACAAAAGCTACCACACCGTATAGTAATCAATTGGCATTTGCCCGAAGGGTGATTGGGCTAGATAGCGGATTGTTTTTGGCAACGACATTGCGTAATGGGTTACTGTCAAAAGAGGATAAGGCAATTATTGACAGCTTTGTCGATCCGGTTAAAAACAGGGGCTGGTTCAGTAGTGTTTCTCCAGGTACCGGAAGTGTTGGTACTACACTTCCATCTAGCGGAGATGTAGTTAGTGCGGTGATTGACCAGGTGCAATATTCGCCAAACAACTCTTCTGTAACTATCCTGGTAACTATGGAGAATGCCATGGCAAATCTCAATTATTTTGTCCGTGCATCTGTGCAGTCTGAAGGTACGATGGAGGTGGACAATGATATCGCCGGAAATGTTTTTAAGCCTGTTAGCACAACTCAGTTCAGGTGGTCAATCACAGATAAATTAGATGGAGCGAAAAGTTTAAAAATACATTTTGAGGCAGTGCAAATATGAGGACCGTAAAAAATTTGCCAAATGGCATCCCAAAAAATACAGATTTAAGCAAATTTCCGGATAGCGGAATTATCAATGAAACAGAGGTAAGCGAAGGTACTCCCGTGGTAGAAGAAATATATGGGGATGTACTTTCCAATCTGTACAAGATTTTGCGCCTAACAAAGGTTGCTGCAAATGGCAACCAAGACAATGAGGTTAACGGGTATCAGCTTGTTGAAGCTTTAAGGAAATTTACCAATGACTTAAATGATTCCGAAAAGCAATTGAGCTTAACCGGCACCCAATTCTCCGTAAATGTTGACCTCAGCATTGTGCCCAACAAATACTTCTGCTTTGCAAGGGCGGTAGAAGATTATGTGGGAACGACTACCTATACTTTTTTGGGAGCAAATGGTGATGCGTTGCCATTTTCAGCACCATTAGCATTTAAAAGCGGCGATTTGGTGCTACTTATTATAGATACTGCGGGTGTAAGGGCATACGGTTTAGTTCCTGCCGCAACAAATAATGTTGTAAGCGAAGTTTATGCCCCGTTAGGATTGCCACTGGCATTTAATAACAGCAACAAACTTTGGTATCAGGAAGAGGGGATAATCATGAGTGATTCCCCAGAGGTTTACGACCTGCAGTCGGCGATACGTTTGGCTGCTGCAGATGGTACTTTGTTGGTGTATGAAATGATTTTGGTAGATGGATTTGTTTATTGTCTTGTTTATGTACCTGGTCCTCAAACTTACCGTATCTATCGTTTTGCCATAACAAACCTTGCTGCGCCTTCATTGGTTTCGATGTCCGGTGCAAGTTTTCCGACAGGGGTTGACAATAGGCCCAACATGTATAGCGACGGGACACTGCTCTATTTGAGCCATCAAACAGGAAACAGTGCAAATGCGTACAGCATAAGTAAATTTACTTTTAACCACACCACTGGGACACTCATATCAGCTGGTACCATAACCCTGGATAATCAATTTGCCAATAGTACAAATTGCGTAGTTAAAAACGACAATTTGTTTGAATTTATTAATGGTCAACTTTACAGATATAACCTTACTACGGGTGCAAGAACTAGCCTTGGTAATTATCCAGGAAACATCGGGCTGTTGTTTAACTATTTGGACAACATCTACTACTTGAGTGGTGAAGTTGCCAAAATCTGGAATCTACCCTGATTATTATTTCATTTTGTGAAATAAAAGAAATAAAAGTATATTTATGCCAACGCATTGAGAATGGCATCTATAAATGTAAATACCAGCGAATTAATAAGGTATACCGATAGGCTTAACCGCCTTCACAGGTCTGCTTTTCCACTTGCGGTTCGCCAAACATTGAACGATGCCGCTTTTGACGTGAAAAACAGAACGCTGCTAAGATCGGCAGATAAGAATTTTACAAATAGATCGCCTAATTTTTTTAAGCGTTTTAGCAAGGTAGAAAAAGCGCAGGGGTTCAGTATCGATAGGATGTCAGCTGTAGTTGGGATGCACCATAATGGGGTTAACAGCGCCAAAACAGCTATTGAAAACATGGAAACGCAGGAGAGTGGGGGTACGATTAAAAAAGGTGCTGCTTACTTGAAAGATGCCCGTGGCGGGAACAATAGAAGGGCTGTTGCCAAACGAAACTATTTTAGAAGCGGTAAAATGTTGACCGGTGCAAGTAGACGAAGAAGTGCAAAAAGCCAATTTATTGCAAACGCCTTTGCGAGTAAAAAATATGGCGCCAAGTTTTCTATAAAAACAAATAGTGGCAGATATTTGATACAGGTTACCAGCATTAGGCGAACAAAAAATGGCGACATTAAGATCAAATCCAGAAATCTGATGAAGGATAGGTCAATGAAACCTGTAAATATTAAGGCTACACATTTTGCCAGTGAGGCCGCAAGAAGTACCATTACAAAAATGGAGAGCTTTTACGTACGTAACGCACAAAAACAGATAGCAAGAGTATTGCGATGAGCTGGATAGATCAGATTGAAAATAGGGCTTTTAGTATAACCACCGGAGATGGAAGGGTGTATACGCCATTGTTACGTGTAAGCGAAACAAATAAGGAGTTTAATACTTCTGTTTTCGATTTTATCAATAAGGAAGGTTCTTTGATAGATAGAAAAAAGGTAAAAGCAAGGAAATTTCCGTTGACCTTTTATTTTCAGGGAGCTGACAACATTAAAATGGCAGATGAATTTGACCATTCTGCCAACGACCCTAGAGCCTGGAACGTTGTCCACCCATTTTATGGTAGTATAGTAGGTCAACCTCTGAGCCTTTCTCGTAATGATAGCTCATTTAACGTCACAGAAATAAACGTTGATTTTTGGGAAACCATTACCGATGTGCTGCCCAAACAAGGTGTAAGCATCCCAGATATTATCTCCGCAAAGCAGATCGATTTTAAGGTGATAGCACCAGTTGATTATGCGAACAAGGTTGATCTCAAACCGGCAGATGTTACAAGGGTAAAAACCATTTCAGAGCAGTTGACGGGTACAATATCTTCTGCCCTTGATGCTGCAAGCTATAATGATTTTCAGCAATTGAAAAACGAAATGGCAACGAAGGTTGATAACCTGATCACCTCTCCGGTAGCAGCAATCCAGAGCATAATGGATGTTATTGAAATGCCGGGAAAGCTAAACACTTCCACTTTGCTGAGGATTGAACTTGCGCAGGCTGTATATGCTAATGTAAAAGCTATTTTAGCCAAGTTTAATTCCAACAACAAGGCATATTTTGAGGTAAATGGTGGCGCAGCAATTATATCAATGGCCAATATCGTTATCCGTCCGGATATTGGTGACTTTGTAACACGTAGTGAACTTCAATTGATTGCCGATTCGTTGATTAATTTATACACGGATTATCGCACTACAGTAGATAATAGCTACGTGAAAGACGTTGACGTTACAAACAGGTTTTCAGCCAGCGCACAAATACAGAACCTAGTGCGTGATACTGTAGTTTCTACTGTTAACGGTCTTATTGGCCAGGCGCTAAACGCCAAACAGGAACGTGTAGTACTTCTGGAAAAGGATAGCAACCTGATTTTATTAACCCATAAGTATATGGGATTGGATACTTCTGACGAAAATTTAACACGATTTAGAAAGATCAACAACATTAAAAACAAAAAGCTTTTTTCCATCAAAAAAGGCACGCCAATTAGATATTACGTATGAAAATTAAGATAGCTGGCAAATATTTCGAACACTACAACGATGTGAGCGTAGACACGTCATTGGATGCTGTTGCCAGTACTTTTTCATTTACAGCGAAATACGATCATAAAAATGCTTTTCACAGAGAGGTGTTTAGGCCATTGAGCTATCACCGTATCGAGTTTTTACATGACAATGGCCGTCCTATCTCAACAGGTACAATTACAACCTCGGCATTTAACAGTAAAGCAGCTCCTGAACTGGTACAGGTATCAGGTTATAGCCTTGGCGGTGTTTTGGAAGATTGCAATATTCCATACGAACTTTATCCGTTGGAAAGTAACAACAGGTCGCTGAAAGAAATTGCCGAAAGGCTTTTAAAATATTTTGGTATTCCGCTGGTGGTTTATCAGGAGGTGGCAAAAGACTGCAATCAGATCATCCCAAAAACAGTTGCCGAGCCACAGGATACGATAAAGGATTACCTATCGAAGATTGCAGCGCAGAAAAAAGTGCTTTTAAGCCATGATGTCTACGGTAATGTCATCATGTTCAGACCAAAGGTAAATTCCGCTTCTAAAGGTTTGTACACCAAAGAAAATGCGGAAGAAATGTCATTGAGTATCGATGGCCAGGCGATGCACAGCTCCATTACGACGTTAAGGCAGCCATCGAAACCTAAAAAGGGCAGCAAAGATATTCTCTCTGATGATTATGATCCTTTGGAAGGCTCAGATGATGATGTTTTGGGAAGTGGGACAAAAGCAAAGAAGAAGATATTATTACCTGTTGATACCGTATACAATCCAATCATCAAGGTAAAAAGGCCAAAGGTGGATAAATTGTCATCAGGGGATGTTACGGATACGTTGAAAGGTGCGGAAAATACGATTGCAAATGAGCTGAAGGCGATATCCGTTAGTTTCTCCATCTCAAGGTGGGACCCTATAAGTATAGGGGATATCATTGAGGTGCAGAATGACGAAATCTATTTGGAAAAACCGCTTAGGATGATGGTGTACAATACGGTTATCAACGAGAGCAGTGAAGTAAAAAACAGTACGATAACCTGTGTGTTGCCGGGGACATTTACCGGTGAAATGCCTAAGACAATTTTTACATGATTACGCTAAGTACCATTTCCGGCGCTTTCGTAAAGGCGGGATCTAGAATATTGAAAGTATTTCAGTACGGAATCAAAACTGCGGATGAATGTTCGCCATTTGGTGATGACAGTTCACCACTTGAAGGAATGACCGCAATATATGCCGAGACTGGAGAAATTGGGGAGCCTGTAATTATCGGGTATATGAACGAAAGACAATTGGCGGCCCCAGGTGAGAAGCGGATTTATAGCTTGAAGGATAACGGCGATATTTCGTTTTATGCTTGGCTGAAGAATGACGGAACAATGCAGCTCGGTGGTACAGCTGATAACCTGGTAAGATATGCGCCGCTTAACGCTGGTCTTTCCTCGCACAACAGTCAGGTGGTTGCGGAACTTAACAAGATTGCTGTGGCTATAAGTTCGTTAGGAGGTACGTACGTACCTGGATTAGTCGGTATGGATGTTAGCGGTAGCAAAATAGTAGAAATTAAAACATTATAAGATGGCTTGGAAATCGATAGCTGGGACTATACAAAAAGATACGAGTACTGGTAGGCTCCGAATTATAGTAGAAGGAGATGTAACTGAAGTAGGCGGTGGTAGTTTCGGAGACCTGACAGGAAGTCCGAGAGATAACGAGGCTCTCGATGAAGAGTTTACCAATATTTACTCAAAGGTGGGTGATTTGGATGAACTGAACACATCTAATAAATCAAACATCGTTGCAGCTATTAATGAGATCGAAACAGACTTGGCAAATATAGCTCAGGATCAAACAACACTTAGAATTTTTAAAGTAAGTAATTACGGGACATTATAATAACTAAAATCATGGCAAAAAACACAGAAGTATTCTTTACCAAGGATATAAGATTTAAACCTACAGTTTTTGCATTGGCTGATGGAACAAATGCAAAACAAATTTTTGATCCAAGCGCCGAGGGAAGTCGAATTGACGGCATCGCAATCAGTTCTACTAGTGTGTCGCAAAAAACTTTGCTTTTGCAGATCAACAATGGGACTACAATATCGAAGCTTGGACACATAACGGTTCCTGCTGGTGCAGGTACTAATGGTAGTGTAGCCGTTGTTAGTGGAATGAACCGTGGTAATCTGCCATGGCTTAAAATTGATAGTAATGGTAATCCCTATATCAATTTAAACTATGGAATGAATATCGAGGTTAAGTTGCTAAGTGCCTTAACAGGTTCTGAAACCATCGATATTACTGTTTTCGGTGCCAATTATGATGCATAGTTATGACAAATAATAGTGATGGGTTAACACCAACATTACGTCCTCAACTTGGTGTTGGATGGAATAGGGCTTTGCCGGCTGCCTTTGGATTTGGGAACTGTTGGACACCTGACGGTGTCAACGATTACTTCACAGTCCCACGACTATTGACCACATCGGTACCGAACGAATGGTCATTTGAGTTTTGGTTCAAACTTAACACGATTACGGCCAACCAAAAGGGGCATATAAACATTGTGTTTGTCAATGGGCAGTATCTTCGCATACATTACGAGGCGATGCTGAATCTGTACGTTTCCGTTGGGGCCACTGCATATCTGATAAACACTCCGATGGTAACTGGTTCTGTTGGCGATAGAGTATTTATATCCGTTGCCCTGAAAAGCGGTATCCTTAACGTCTACTGCAATGGACTATTAAAGTCTTCCATATCGATGCCTACAACTCTTACATCCACCATTTCTACATTTGAAATTGGCAGGTTGTTCAACGGTTCTCCTGCTTTCCATTCAGTGGATGAGTTCAGGTACTATCATAGGGAAGTTACGTTCGAGGATCATTTTGTATCATATAATTCAGGTATCGGCAACAATCCAGCAAGAACAGAGGGCTTAAGATGCTGGCTCACTTTCGAAAATTTTGAAAGTTTGGATTTTTCACAGGTGCAGGATGGAAGCGATATGGGAATAGGGATCATGGATGTCAGCGGAATGAGCAATCACGCCAAGCCATTCAACATGGACACCAACCCGGCAAGCCCAACGTACGTACTTAAACCATTTTAGATATGAGCTACTACGGAGCAATACCATTTCAGAAAGCAGATGAACTCGTGGAGAATTATTGTATTGCAAATCCATCAACTTGGAATTTTGAAAGGCAGTCGGCTCAATATGCTGGTGTAGAGGATTACGAGTTTTCAGAGAACCAGAAAAACGAGATAGAAAACTTAGGGGGGGTATGGTTTTCTAATGCAGCAGAATTTTTGCGGTGGCTTAATGAATATTTTTTAACTATATAACTATAAATGATGGAAACGCTCTTAGCAATATTGAGTACGGCAAGTGTGACTGCCTTGGTTACATGGGCATCAACAAAAGGGAAAACAAAGGCTGAAACGGCTAAAATTGTCGCTGAAACATACGGTAAAATTGTCGATGATCTCAGAAGCCAGATGAAGTTTCAGGGTGAACAACTCAACCAGCAGACGATACAGATCACGAAGATGCAAGAGCGGGAGCTAGAGCATATGAAGATGATCAATCGTCATGACAAGGAGAAGAAGGAGCTGATCGCTAAGCACCATAAGGAGATTACTGAACTGAACGATAAGCACCATAAGGAAAAAACCAAGCTTATTACTGCCCATCAAATTGCTGAGACTGAACTTAAGGCCGAAATACAGAAGTTAAAAAATGACTTGGGCAGTCGAATGGACGAAATTGAGAATAAATTACAATAAATATGAAAGCAAGAACAGTAACATTTTTAAAAGAACATTTTGCAATACTTTTTGCATTGATTTCCTTCTTTGTCTACCCATACGTAATTAGGTGGTTCGATCCTACGGCGGCGACATATGATGCTGGCGTTTTACAGATCATCGTGATCACAATCATTATGTTCACTATATTTCAGTGGGCAGTATGGCGAGTTATAAATGCGTTATGGCCCGTACTGGCTGAATTTGCGAAGAAATTATTTAACGAATATTTTAAAGAACTAACTCCATGGCAACAAATAAAAACCTTCTTGTCGGTGTACTTTGGCTTATTTGCAGCATTAGTAGCGCTCAGCAGAGTTATCAGTTAAGGGATAACATCCAAAAGACGTACAATTCTCAAATCGGAGTTCGCGAACTTACCGGTAAGAATGATGGTCCTCAGGTTGAAAAATACCTTTCATACGTTTGGCTAAAAAAAGGTCAGCCGTGGTGCGCTGCATTCGTATCATGGACATTCTATCAAAACGGGGTAAAAAAGGCACGTTCCGGTGGATGTGTCGGACTTATGGAGCAGGGAATAGTAATTTACAAGGGTGCCAAAGTTTTGCCAAATAAGGCACCACCTTTACATGGTGATGTTTTCTTTATTTGGTACGCTAATAAGAACCGTGTTGCCCACACTGGTTTCATCGACGAATGGGGCGATGATATAGTGACTACTGTTGAGGGGAATACCAATTCAGCTGGTAGTAGGGAAGGGGATGGAGTTTATAGAAAGAAACGATTAAAAAGACAGGTTTATGCGGTCGCTACTTATATTAATTAGCTTAGTATTTTTGTTCTCATGCGGAACAAGGAAAAGCAATCTGGAAGTTTCAAAGTCATCTGTTGGACTTGAAAAATCTTCGTTTGAGGAAAGTAAGATCAGGAAAAATGTTACCACTCAGTCAACTTTATCAAACTTCAATTTGTCCTGGGACAACGAGACCCTAAAAAACAGCAATGCTGAAATTGATATAGAGGAAACTTTTGACAAGGATGGTAAATTGACTGGAAGGAGAACGAAGGCCAAATTCAACAGTTCTGAGCATAAGACTGAAAAGAGCAGTTCTTCCAAAACAGATAGCTCGGGCATAAGTGTCGATCGGTCAAAAGTTGAAAATAGGTCTGGGAACAAATCAAAGGAGACGGAAAATAACTCCGCTAAGAAGAAAGCGGTAGATGCTGATAAAACGGTCGCTGCCAATACTGGAGGTGCCAGTTGGTTGTATTTTGTGGTGATTAGTATTGTAGTTATTTTACTTATTTTTTTGTGGTTACGGAAACCCGTAAAAAAGAACCAAAAGTAGTGTTTATGTTTGCTTCATGAGAATTAACGAATCAGAATGGACCAGGATCCTGACAGATGGCAGTAATCTACCAGCTGAAGATGATTGGTTGCCTTATGATAGTTACAATGAAGAATATGACTTTGTATTTCCGACCTATAAATCTGGCTGGTTCATAAGGCTGATGTGGTTATACGGAGAGGCAACTCATTTTCGTTCTCATTTACGCAGACCATAATTGGTATACATATATTTTTAAGTTGCAAAAAAAAGCCCCTCAATTGAGGGGCTTTTCTATTGTTTTCTGCCATGTTGCTTATGGGCCTTTTCAATAATATCTATGGCTGCATGCGCACATTCTGGTGGCTCGATACCAAGGGTTTTACAAATACGGCACATCGTCGCTGGATAGCAAGGATCTGTCGCAGGAACACCTGACATCATTCCTGTTAGTACATTCCGATAAATGGAATAACCCCTGTTATCCACTCTGACCAAAACACATCCGTTTTGCTCTAGATATTGTTGAAAATCTTCCTTTTTCATGCGAAGCTAAGCGGATAAGTTTGTGTAATAATTGTCTCATCATCTTCATAATCTTCTTTAGCTTCAGAAGATTTGAATTCGATCATAGATTGAAAAGCTGAAAACAAGTTTTCTTTTGCTGTTTCAATGTTTTCTCCCTGTGCGATTACTTCAGGGAATTCTGCGAAGTAAGCCGTGTATCCTTTTGTTTCAGGATCCTGGATCATCACTCCGGTAATCTCTAAAATTGGATTTTGCTTGTTGCTCATTTTTCTTTGTTCTTAAGTGATTTGGTATTTTAGTTTTTATTTGCAACGCTCCTAGTTTATAGGATTTTGGACAAATTATCAAATATTTAGTTAAATAACAAAATTTTATATATAAAGTTTATAATAGGCAGTAACATATGTTTTCAGAGATGTAATTATAAAATAGTGTTTTTGCTAAAATTATTAGTAATATTACGCTTTTGATTTTTTTTAAATGGAAAGTATATTGTTTTTAACTTCAAAGGGAGTTGTGGAATTGTGGCGAAATAATAGCTTAAGCACGTTTAATGTATATCTAGAAAGACGATATATAGGATTGATAACAAACAATGAGTTACGTCAACACAATGAAGAAAATCCAGTGTTTAACGAAAAGGAAAAACAATTATTGGTTAATATTTCTTTAAAGAAAGTAGTGCCGGCTTCCCTGATACGTCCAATTCATTTGATAGTAAATGGAGGGAATTGGATAGCCGAGCGCTACACGTTAAAAACATATCGGGTAAAATGTTCCATGCTCGTAGATAGGGGTTTTATTTGGCAAGAGGTAGTTGATGGGCGATTAATGTGGATTTCGGATAGAATTACAACCGAAATACTGATGCAGATAGCCCCGCAAATGTTAACTTTACGGAAATAAGTATCTGCAACAGATACACGATCAAGTAATCCCAAGTGATGAGCTGGCGGGTTAGCAAAAATGTCAGCGGTTTAGAAGCCGATATAGAAGATTTAAAAAAGCTGTATAATGGAACCAATTGAGTTAAATGTTGGTGGAAAATTCTACACGGCAATGCCTATGCCAGATGGAAGTTTTGAAATTTTCGACGATAAAGGTCGACTTGGCACGATTACTCCTGTGGTAGAAGAACCTATGTTTGTAAAGTGGGTAACGGCTGATTTGATGAGTACAGAACTAGCTCAAAAAATTGGTGAAGCAATTGAAAATATGGAGATGTAATTATAGTGAAGATAATTGAATACAGATGCACAAGATTTAATCCACCAGTCGTTTACCAGCTGGTGCAGTTAATGCCACACGTAGACTTCCAACTATTTTATGGAAATACACTTATTGGCACCTTTGCTATTAAAAATGGAGCTTGCGAACAAACTGGCGGCAGAGAGGTGACTGATGAAATGGTGGAAGATATTGGTGAATTGATCAAGTGATTTATTGGTTAGCCTCGATCAGAATCTTCATCTTTAATAGCCTATCCAGTAATGGCGCCTTAGTGAAATCTGTTGGAGCTGCCTTTATCCCCTCAAAGTGAGAATCTACGAATAATTTGTAATCATTGACTTTTGTTGCTTCGTTCAAATAAACTGGCATTTGAGGTGCCGATGCGTTTTTAAACCATTCTTCTAGTTTATTAATATCCATCGTTATATTGTTAAGTCATCGGTGTTATACAAATTACGTAGTTTTATGTCAAAACCACGCATGTAGGTTAATGTTTCTTCTAGTGATGAGTGTCTACATAGATATTGTATCTCGTAAGCATCAGTACCCTTCATCATCTCATGGACAACTCTTGTGTGCTTGAAAGAATATATTGTATACTCCATAGCTAGAGTGAACTTATCCTTTATAGGTCTATAAAAGTTGGCAAAAGTGTTTTTGCCGGCTGGCCTTGTTCCCGGCTTACCACCGCTACCGAAAATATAAAAGTCAGCAGGGTATTGTTGAAGTTGCATTTGAGAAAGGATATAATCAAACCGATCAGACCATTCCCTATACTCTTCTCGTCCATTTTTTGACACTTCTTTTCGGAAACGGATCCGTTTAAGCGAAAAATCAATATCCGCAATCTTTAATTTTATAAGCTCTTGCTGGCTTCGAACCGCTAAATGATAAGTAAATTGTATAACGTAATAAAGCTCTGGTTGGACATTTTTTATATATGGTATAAGGTCGTGAAGTATTTCCCTCCGATACCATTCGTTTTTTCCTGAAGTCGTTTTAAGCTTGTCTATTTTTCCCCTGAACGGGTTTACTGAAATCATTTCCTCTTTGACAAACCAGTTAAATATTGAACTGATATTAGATAGGTTATTATTATAAGTCCTGTTTGACCAAAGGTTGTTCCCTTTTTTATCTTTCTTGTTTTTATTGTCTGCAAGAGCTTCTGCAACATGTTTCCTGGTTATTTGTGAGACGGTCAAATGTGCCAATCCTTTTTCCATAAGCCATTCGCTAAACCACTTCTTCACGCCCAACCATGTTGATATTGTATTGACGTTTTTGCTCCTAAACCTTCTGCTTTCTATGAAGGCATCCAATGCGTTTAATATGTTTGTCTCATTTTTAAGGCTTTCTTCCGTTTCTAAGATCTCATCTGCCACTTTGCCCGCCTTCTCGGTAATAAGGTGTAGGTCGGCCAGTTCTTCCTCAAATGGATTGTACCCGTTCTTGGTTACGTTATACTGCCACAATTTAAGTCTCAGTTCGGCATATTCTTCACGTTCAGCGCCAGAGTATCTGTTTATCTGATCATAAATTTTGATACGGATCCGCTTTCTGGGATATTTGTCCCACAACTGATGCGGTACATCGTGGTTCCATGATATGAACCATTTGTCGGGATTGGTTCTATCAAGCTTTGGTATAGATGGCGGTCTCAT